GATATTTGGCGTTGATCAAGCATCTACTACAATTGAAATAGAAACTGCTCCCTTTAGGGGTTCCCCTCTTCAACAATTTGTCCAAGTAGCAGCGGCGCTCCAACAGCAAGGAAACGGGCAAGCAGAGCCTGCCGTGCTAGTCAACCGCGGCGGTGACACCTTCAATTCAACTGTGACTAGCGGTGGAGGAGGAAATCCCACTAGAGTACCTACTTCAATGGAAGAACCCGCATGGCAAGAAGAGCAAAATTCTAACCGCGATGCCAATATGATGTAAAACAAAAAAGAGGCTTTCGCCTCTCTTTCGCTCCACAATTAAGAATCTACGAATTAATCTTCGGAAGCCAATTTCTCAAAATATGACAATGCATCACTCGCTTCATCATCGGAAGCCTCTGGCTCCGATGAAGATTCATTTGCGGAAGAGGGGGACTCTTCTGAAATGTTCATGTTCTCAACAGTTTTAATTTCACTCGGCGCGGCTGCCCGAATGTCATCTCCAATAACCTCATGAAGCCTCTTCGTCAAATCATCATAACTCTTAAAGTTTGATGCATCGGTAAACTCCTTGAGAGCATATTGAGACTTCCATAGTTTCTCTAATTCCTCATCATGTCCTTCCAACAAAGCAGAAGTAGATGAAAATTCCGACTTATCATAATTAATAAATCCACCAACTCTTCGAACCTTCAACTTGAAGTCTGCACCACCCCAAAAATCAAAGGGATTGATTGCCTCTTCATCTTCAAACTCAGGCTGCATTGCTTCCTGAATCTTATTGAAAATCTTCTGTCCATACCGATAGAGGAATATCTTTCCTTCATTTTCTGGATTCGCTGGATCAGAAACAATCAGAATGTTAGAAACATAATTAGTCTTTCTACGACGAGATCGTGCAATATCCTTATCGCTTTCAGTTCCACTATTCCAAAGACGGCTGTTCATCTCAGAAACAGGATCCTTATCACCAAGAGTGGTCAAAGAATTTTCAATGTACCAACCACCAGGTCCCTGAAACCCGTGAGAATAATACTTTGCCCACGGAATATCTTCTTCGGCTGAAGCAGGAAGGAATCGAATCACAGCATAACCATTGCTGGACTTGTCCAACTCTGGTCGCCAAAAACGATCATCCTTATAAGACTTCTTGTTCATCTCTTCCAACTTGGAAGTAAGACTCGAAATACTGTTCTTTGATCTCTTCTTAAAATCTGCAAATGACATACTTTTCTCCTTTTCCACGGATCTCCCGTGGCCTTTAATTCCTAGTAGGAACTCCCTACTGTTTCACTAATTATATAACCAGAAAACATAATGTCAAAAGAATTCATATCGGTAATTCTGATTTTTTTGGGAGCATGTTCATATCTCTGGCTTCTATGCTAATTTTCTCAATAATTGGCTGTGATAAATACCTTGCAGCGACCTTTGGCTCTATGTTATGTGATTCACATACATATAACACGGCATCGATATATTCTCCACCATTTTTTCGAATATATTGGTCGACCTCAAAGGAAATATTCTCATGGTCTGTAAACAGGGACATTATAAACTCCTTTCTCTTTTCAAGATTGGATTGTACCCTAAATACCAAACAGTTCAAGATATATTATTGTAGTATTCTTATACATAGATAGAAGAAGACAACTCTTGCCATCATTGGAGAAGAATTAAAATATGGCTATTACCGATTATACAGATAAAGCAGGACAAACTGGCGATGGAATTATTGTTGGTGGTGCAACATATGCAATTGCTACCGATTGGGGCTCTGCTGGCGGAACAGGATTTACAAGAACCCATGCTCAAATTGTAAAAGTTGCATGGGGTGATAATTATAATACTTACCGAACCACAAAAATAAATCCATTCCCAGTTCAACTTTTTGATGGCAACCAAGGAACAACTGGCGCATTAATTGATAATAACTTCGGATTGAAGGTCACTGGTGATATGCGCATCAATCAAGCAGTTGAAATTCATGGTGGTAAACTAGACGGAATTTTAAACCCTGTTGTTGGTGGAATTATACAAATAGTGGGCCCAACATTCGGTAAGAGTGGTCCTACTGCATATGGCCCTGGTCATACTAGAGATTATCACTTTAATCCAGTTAAAGCAACAGGTTCTATCCAAGGTTTCTCCGCTGCATTTCCAGTTGGTGTTACATTTGGAGGGGGACAGCCAGGAAGAGGACCTGGTGAGGGATTAATTAGAAGATTATATGGTGGACCAATTGGATACACTGGTCAAACTGGCTATGGTCTTATAACTCATGGTGCAAGAACAAATTCTTCTGTTCTCGACAGAGATATTGATACCGTTGCGGTTCAGGGACTTTCTGGTGGATTTGGAGTTGGTGTTACTTCTTCCAGATCTTCGGGATTTATCACAAGAAGACTTTCTTTCCCATATGAACATCCTGCTAGAGTCTCTGCCGAAGATTCAAAGACACCCAAAGGCGACAGAGTAGGTGTTGTAGGAATTAAGGGTGCTACAGCAATTGAAGTTACTGGTGGTATAAGAATAGTTGCTGGTCCTGCCGGCGGTAGTATGGAAATTCGTAATCTTTCTGCTGGTAGAGATAATTTTGCAGTTTGGGGAGCAGATGGCTTAACGGCCGCACATGTAAAACTATTCGACTCTGCTGGTAATCCTCTTGGTGTTTCTGGTGATGGTGCATTAAAGGTTGCAATTGATAATGGAGTATTTACTGGAACCGTAACTCTAAGTACAAATGTCTATGTGACAAATGCAACTGGTGGTTCCCTTAAGGTTAAAGGAAAAACTGGCGATATATTAGTAGTCAAAGGACCATTGTCTGGAGGCGCACTTGAAGTTGCCAGTCCAAGTGGTCTAAACATTCGTAGTCTAACTAAATCCGATGTTGTGGGTATTGGTGGAGATGCATCAGAAAATATAGGAAATATAAAATCCAATGTTCAGATCACCAGTGGAAATATTAGTTCAATTAAAACCTCAGTAGCCGATGATTTAACACCCCTGATTACATCTATAGAAGATGGTATAAGAAAATGGAATGCTTTGCGTGGGCAAAATTCTCCTGTCCATTCTCAATATGATAATGATTCTGAGATGTTCAATACTTGTGTTCAAAGAGTCTATCAACCAGATGAATTAGTTGCACTTAGCGTAGTAGTGGGCAGCAATGCTAAACCTATTAATGCTGATCAACCAATTTACAATGGTGTGTATGTATCTTGTGATTCATCGAATGATATAAGTGGTATATTGGTAGGAAATCAAAGCCTAAGAACCAACTCTGGCGCAGGATATAAACTCTTGCCTGGAGAAAGCATATTCCTTCAAGTATCGAATCTGAATAGAATTTACGCAAGAAGTATAGTAGGATCAGCAACTGTCCGTTGTATAGGGTCATAGTATGGTATTTTCCCGTGGTGGTTTCAATAGTAAAAAGAAACCAGCATCGCAAGAAGGCACTACAGAACAAAAATATTGTCTTCTAAACGAGGCTGTGTTTCCAGGCCTATTGTTTAAAAAAGATGTAAACAACACACAGTCTAAAAGAACCACTTTAAGAAATAGGTTGAGTGTTGTGTTCGATGAAAATGTTATTGCATTTGACTGGACTGATATTAATAATGAAAGTGATTTAAGTCAAATCCATGCTTGCTTTTCAACAATGGTTCCAAACCAAAGTAAATTTACTCTAAGAAATGCAAGGTATGTTAACGACCTTTATTCAATAGACAGAGACATAAGTACGGAATATACATTTCTTAACTTTATAAATGGAAATCTAGTAGTAGCAAAAGCGCCTAGTGATTTCGCAAACTATGACAAAACTAGATGGGAAGGAAAATTTTTCACTAAGACTCCTCAAATAGAAACTACGAAATTCTCTAGTTCCAAAAAAATTGATAAATTAATAAATCTAGTCTCAAAACCAGATTTCGACGAATGGGGAATTATGCCTGGAGACATAATTAAAGTCAACGGAACTAAGTATAATGATGAAATGAATTCAATGGTAATTGCCATCAGTGGAGACAAAAATGAAATTTTCCTTTCAGAAGTATTATCAAACGAAAGCACCATAGGGCTTCCTATAATTATCCAGCACCATAGAACTTGCTCTTCCATAGGGGAAGATAATATCTATGTTCCTCAAGAACCAATAGAGATATCTGTTTCAGGAAAATCAAAGGGTCCAGAAACTAGATGCCCCAGCGGACATGTTTGGAATGAAAAAGCAGGAACTTGTATTAAAGAATTAATACGGCTTCGACCAAGAACTGCTAAGGAAATAAGAGAAATAAAATCCAGAATAACTTCAAGAACCTCTTTTATTCAAAGAGCGCGTCGAGAAGCACCCGCAATTTATGCTGCCCCTGGCCTGGAAACCGAAGGGCTGAAGCCACTGTCCTTCGAAGGCCCTGCTGGTGGCAGCATCGTCGCGTTTGTACCATCACCTGGCGGGGACGAAGACATATCGGGCATGCCGGCTGCGGCGCCGCCCTTGCCGCCGGCCATGCCGATGATGCCGACAACGGAAGATATTATCTATTGACCCCAGCGAGATTCGAACTCGCGTTGTCGGGATGAAAACCCGATGTCCTAGACCAGACTAGACGATGGGGCCTGAGAATACGAGCGGTGGGACTCGAACCCACATGTCCTAAACGGACAACGGATTTTAAGTCCGTCGCGTATACCAATTCCGCCACGCTCGCCTGCGTGGGTCAGGTAGTCCAATCTTCATTTAAATATTCAGTTTTGGGTTGAGGATCAGTTTCTAAAAGCAACTTCTTGACATAGGTAGTAGTAACCCACTCCACAGCCCCATCTTCATATTCAAGTTTTACTGATTCTGTAGAGCCGTCATCTGCATCAGCAGCATCAACAACTCTTCCTGTCTTAAAGGTATTTCCGTTCACCACAGATTCACCAATTTCGTACCGAATTTTATCACTCATAATTTAAACTCCTTGTGGGGGACACCAGATAAAACCCAACTGCCCCGATTCTTTCTCTTAGCATTTTTTCTTTGTTCCACTATTTTTGATTTTTCTCTAGCACGCCTATTTCGGTGCTTTCTTTTTATATTAACTTGCTTACTGTTTGGCATAATATAGACTAAATTTCGTTCTCGAAAATTGTATTTAGTTGCTGATTAACTCTTACGAAAGTGGTGCATTTTGGCAAATCTTTAAGTCTTCTTGCACCAACATAAGTGCAAGCACTTCTCAACCCACCTAGTATTTGCTGAATAGAAACACTAACAGGACCACGATATGGCACCTTTACGGTCTTTCCTTCGGATGCTCTATAAGTCGCAACGCCACCACTATGCTTCTCCATAGCAGTATCGCTAGACATCCCATAGAACACCTTATGAGAAGCACCAGAATCGTCTGTGAGGACTTCTCCTGCACATTCTTCGTGTCCTGCAAGCAATCCCCCTAGCATAACGAAATCTGCTCCTGCACCGAACGCCTTAGATACATCGCCTGGTGACTGGCACCCACCATCCGCCATGATGAACCCGCCCAGACCATGGGCAGCGTCCGCGCATTCCATCACTGCTGATAGTTGAGGATATCCCACTCCAGATACTTTCCTCGTTGTGCATACGCTGCCTGGGCCGATGCCAATTTTGATGATATCCGCGCCTGCCAGAAGCAGTGCTTCTGTCATCTCCGCTGTCACTACATTTCCTGCTATCAAAATTTTCTCTGGCCATTCTTGACGAACCTCCTTAACAAAATTAATAAATCTTTGTGTGTATCCGTTTGCAACATCCAAACAAAAGAATGGGTGTTCTCGCCGGTCTTCCAGATGGGAGTGGGTTGAGTTTATTGAAAGAAATTCACGATCTTTCTCACCCATTCCAAACGAAAGAGCCATTGTTGATTTTTCATGATCATTAGCATATATATTAAATGGATCAATATGTTTACTCAAACAAGTAAGCATACCAAATTCTGATAATACTTTACCCATTTCGACTGTTCCAATGGTATCCATGTTCGCTGCTGCAATTGGAATGCCCATCCACTTTTGCCCATTCTTAAAAGTGAACTGTCTATTTAAATCAACATCTTGGCGAGTCTCAAGAATAGAACGCTTAGGTCGAATTAACACATCACAATAATCAAGTTTTAAATCACCAAGAATTTTCATTTAGGAATCCATCCATCTAGAAAAATTGTATCCTACAGAAATTCCAAGAAGTCCTCCAACCGTTGCAAAACAAATTGAAGAAAGAGAAAAGAGACTTTCACCCCATAAATTTGGAACATAACTGCCAAGGGCAGAACCCACAAACAGTCCTATCCAAATAAATATTGTCCAGTACATTTCCCTGTCTTGTCTATTCATCCCTCTCCACCAATATCATAGTGGTCGTTGTCGCCTTCTTCTCCTACAATATTTACATTGTCCCTACAATCTATTACATTGCCTTCCTTGAGAGCAGTAATCGTTCTTTGGCGAATTTCTTCTTGTTCCTCTTCTGTCATCGGTTTCTGCATAACCTTATATGTTTTAACATATGAACCTGCAAACATTTCAGCATCACCAAAACAAATGCCGTATTCATTTACCAATCTATAAAAGAGAACGGCAGCATATTTTGCCTTGTCTTCATCCAGTCCGCACATATCGAAAGTGCTGAATCCACTATTACCAGCAAATCCCCAATAGACATCGCCATCTTCATCCGTGAAGGATTCAAAGACTTCAACGCCATTCTGTTCCATATAATTATGGACCTCTTCAATTGTCATTCTTGTCAGTTGTCCCATAGACATGATTGTATTATATCAGACAGGTATGGGGTGTCAAGATGTTGATGCCCAGTATATAGCATAAATTCCTAAAGCCGAAACTAAAGATATAATCATAAAACCAGCCCGCCAAACAATTCTTTCTTTTCTTTTTCTTTCTTCAACTACAAATTTTGAATTTTCGTTGGAGGTATACAAATTTGGATAAGAGTAAAGAGGCTTAGATTTCTTTTTGCTTTCTGCAACTGCCCTTCTAGTCATTTCTTTTTGCTTTTTTCTAGTATACTCCTCGTTCCAATTCATACTTTACTTCTTCCCCATCTTCTTCTTGGCTTTTCTTTTGGTAGAGCCGATCTTTCGTCTTCGGCGAAAACTTCTTCTTGATTCTTTTCTACTCATTTTAATACTTTCTCATTTCAACACGCCTGGCAGGACTCGAACCTGCAACTTTCGGCTTAGAAGGCCGACACTCTATCCATTGAGTTACAGGCGCATCTAATATATGGATGGCTTATATTGCCCTTTATCTCTAAAATTATTATGATGAGGACCATCGTTGTGATTTTTACTACGAACTCTAAAACCACACACATCGCATCGAGAACCATCACGCTTCTTCTTAAGTCTAGTTTTTTCTTTAGCCATTTATTGAGTCAACTTTAGAGCAGGACTTCCCCCTGGTCCTTCTGGGCCTTGCATACCAACACCAGCACCAGCAACAACCAATCCACTCCCGAAAGCACTATTATATTCATTCAGAAATTCATTAGCAGGATCTACAATAAATACTACATGGCTTTTCTTAATTTCTAAACCATCTTCTGGAATTTCACCATATGGAATATAAGGAACAAGTCCAATTCTTCCTTGTCCAGCGGGAAGAATAAGTGCAGGCTTCTTCAAAAGAATAGTATCTTTCTCATCATTTACCTTTGCAACAATTTCTTCACCAGTTTGTAATCTTACAATTTTTACTTCAACCATTTACTTTTCCTTTTTTTGATTTATTAACTTTCCTTTTTGACTTTTTTTAAAAGCCAATTTCCATCCTTTGTCCCATTTTTTCCAATCCACGGAACGATAGATATCTCCCTTACCCGCTCCATGAATTCTTTCACCCATCACAAGAACTCTTGTTGCCTGGAAGAGATTGTATCCAAGAATTTGCTGCTTGAATATCTTTCATTACAATATCACACTCACATTTATCAATTGGAGTGCAAACACACGATTCATATTCTAATTTAGCCTTCAATCCTCGAATAATCTGCTCGCCTGGAATAATAATTTCTTCACTCATAAAAACCTCCTGTACCTGTAATAGAATTCTTATTACCAAAACTATATCATATATATTCGATATTTCAATAATTTTATTCATAAATTAAATCATCAAAAAAGGCGTGAAGTACTTGCCGAGTTCAAAGTTCGGGTTTCCTCCACGCCTTTAACGATTATCGTCCTCACTGCGAGGCCTGACAGTGTAAAGTGGTAATGAATCTTACATCATCTTTACGCTCTTCGGATTTCTCCCCTAGAGCGTCATCGAAGGCCTCTGTGATTTCCACAAGGACGAATTGTTCGTGCCTGGAAGGGATTAAATCATACCCTTAACTTTCGAGGCCAACTAATTTGTTAATACCCTACTCGCACTGTAATTGTCAGAGTTACCCAACTGGAATCTATACCTCTCGGCCGTCTTCCACCCCACAACAGGGAATCACATACCTTATTCCGCATGACGAAAAATTGTTCAGTCACCAGGCTGTGCGGGAGATCAATTCCCGCACAAGATTATTCAATTGTCAAAATCCTCAGATGGAGTTTCCTCCACCCGAAGAGAAGTAGAGCAAATTGCTCAGAGCATGTAACGGTTGCCGTGTGTATCGAAACCGTAAACGCGCTTGCCAGGATGGGTGTCATCCATAAAGTAACGAGTCAGGCCAGTGGCTGTCTCTACTGAAGAGACTTGCCAATTACCAAACGACTCAACCAGGCTCTTGATGTCACTGATGGTAGCACGAAGATTACCAACACCGAATCTAGACTTGGCTTCGTTCGCGGTGATGCCGTTACCGTTTGCAAGATAATTAATGACCTTGCGCTTCTTTGTAAGAGTACTCATAATATGTACTTCTCCTTCAAACTACGGCATTCTGAAAATTTAAGGAGATGGATGCTGCCGCGTTCACCCGTTCCTTTATTGTTATACGAGTAGTATACCTCACCACTCTGGTATAGTCAAACCTTTTGTTGAATGAAATCATAAATTTTCTCAGCCTCTTATGGAGTCGGGGGGAATCGAACCCCCGTCCTGTATTATCATTCAAAGTGCCTCTACACGATTAGTCGCCGTATATACTCGCTTTCGTCCAGCGACAAACCAGGCGAGTTTGGTAGGTAAAATTTCAATACTTCCTTCACTACCATCCAGTCATATCTATCCGATGTTTTCCACTCCCCCCCTATCGGAGTCAAGAGTTTGTGGTCACTGCGTTAAGCAGCGAGTGCGTAACTGTTGCCAGTTAAAAATTTAGGCGGCTTTTTACGAGGCAAGCCGACCAACCTCGTCGTGCAACATCTCCTTCAAACAACCAGTCGATACCTATTCGACCCCTTGTGTTTTATATATTCACTTTTCAATGCCCTCGGTAGGATTCGAACCTACGACAATCGGCTTAAAAGGCCGCTACTCTGCCAGACTGAGTTACGAAGGCTTAATATTAATCTTCTATTTCTTTTGGTAATGGAGCCTCATAATATATCTCCAATCCCAAAGCCTTTGCTAAATGCCATTCTGCCTTTGCACCACGACTCTTTTCCCAATCAGACATCATATAAATGGCAGTGCATTTATCGCAAATAGCAACCATGTCTCTTTTCAAAGCATCCCGCATAAATTCACGATCCTCATAGTTGATAGAGGGATCAAACTCCATTGGTCCACTATCTGGCGCGCCATCCTGCCTATCCATATCAGCAGGATTGATTATTGTCCATCCTTGCTTCTCAAGAACTTGTGCCTGTCTATCAAATGCAGTAAAATTAAAATCCTCGTACCCACGCATGGGCCCTGCAATATAAATTGTAGATTGTCTCTCATTCATTAAATGATCCTTATTATAGTATTATACAGCATGAAGATTTCTATTCCACTGTTTCTTCGGAAAATTCTTGCATATCAATCACACTATCAAAACGAAAACTTCGCCATGCATTTTTATCAATATCCCAAACGGGAAGGACTTCTTGTTTATCAATGGCTTTTCGTTGTAAATCAGAATTTACATATTCCTTAAGCAGTGAACATTTCATTTCTCGAATAGAATCATCACTTACTTTTCGAAACAATACAATCCATACTCCCGCCAGCAATCTTTCAATTATTTCTTCTGGTTTCATTTTATCACTCACAAGTGGGCCAGGCAGGACTCGAACCTGCGAATACACCGTTATAAGCGGTGCTGCTAATGCCATCCGCTTCTAGCCCTTATACCAATTTCATTTTGGTCTTTTTGTTGCTCACATGACCGTTTTCATTCTTATCAAGATAATTAGATTTTTGGCGATCTTCGTCATACCCAAGACGATAATTAACTTGAGAAACGCCATGCAATTTCATCTTATCCACTTGATGTCTGTCATCGCTAAAACACCATCTCATTAAATTGTTTACAGTGTTAACGGCTTCTTTTTCATCACTTCCCAAAGGAATATCAATATACAGTCTATAACTCATTCTAAATCTCGCAATCAATTGACAGGAATTCTGTCAATGAAATCATAATTCAATACTTGGTCCATTTTAATTTTTAACCATCCTGATTGTTTGCTTTCTCCGCTGCCTAGAGTTTTATCTACTGCCCAAACCAGAACATATCCATTCTTTTTTATATCGGAAACGCTATCTCTGTTTCGGTGCATTTTAGATTTTTCACTAGGAACAAATTCTTCTTGTAGAGTGCAGTAAACATCTCTTGGAACATTTTCATTTACTCTTTTTATAGAAATTTTACACAATCCAGATGTCAACCTTCCCATCAGATTATTAATCTGAATATCAGATCGAATCTGATTCTTCTTTTGACCACAACTACTACAACTCATGTAGATACTGTCTCTTTCTCTTCTTGCTTCTCTTCAACTGGCACCGACTTATTTTCACGAACTGCGTATTGAATCTTTTTCCCCGCACCTTCGCCTTCTGTCCACTTATTCCAGTGAGATGTAATTTCTCTAATATAATCGGCGCTATCGATGGGATAAACAATGCTGCGAATTCTTGTTTCCATGTTGTAATTTCGATTTATAGCGGAAAAATGAAATTCACCTTCAATTTCATTAATCTTCGGAATCTCAAACATCTCACAAACCACAGAAACAACCAATACCTTATTTTCAAAAGAATACGGCTGTCGTGAATCCTGATCAACATCCTCCGATGATCTATTGTCTCTTTTTATTTCTCTTTTTTTGAATTCCATGATATTCCTTCCTTCGATCTATTTATTATCCATTATAAAACCAATGCACCTCAAATCAAAACAAAATGTCCTGAATTTACCCTGTTTCTTTCTGCCCCGTGCCAAAAAGTTCCTTATTTGAAAGTGTTCTTGGAGCATTTTGACGAATCCACTCATGCGCTTGCTTCTGCAAACCAATATCCTTTGATATTCTTTTACCTGGCTCTTTCATAACAAGATATTTGAAATCTTTAACAACAAATGTGTCCTTATTCTTTCCTGTTCGAATCGGCTTTCCTTCTTGATCAGTATAGAACACAGTATTTTTCTTTCCTCCAAGAATAATGTAAACACCACCATTTACTCCTCTTGGAGTGCCTTTTCGTATGAAATTATACATTGTCGTTGCTGCGCCTTCGTGAGTTTTTAGCATTATGTCTTCTGGAACTACTCTTGCTCTCTCTGGATCACGATTTTGCTTAATTGCAATAGAATAATTGGTCAAAACCCAGACGATATGAACACTTTTGGGATCATATCCGACAGACATCAAGGATGGAAGAACATCCATAATGTCGCCTTTCTCTTTAAGGGTAATATCGAACATGATATTCGGCAATCTTCCCCGCACTGCATTTGCTAACAGCAAATCAAGTGTTTTTTCCTTGATTTTCCGTTCTTTTACGAACTTATGAAGTTGTAAAACATCTTTTGGGCGGGTGAGATCAAGACCACGAATCTCTTTGTGCTTATTTTTCAGTTTCGCTAAGGTGACGAACATCTTTTTCCATTCATCAACATCACGAACCTTAAATTTTCCACCTTCAAGAAAATTGGATCTGGCAAAACCTTTACCAGACCCACCACCACCAGCCAAAAACACTATTTGTCCGTAATTAGCGCCTTTGCCGACAATTAAAAGTTTTTCTTGAAGATATCGTTGAAAAGATAACATGCACACACTCCTATTTTATGTATGTGCTACCAATCCTTCAAAATCCATGTTCCGTACACTATATCGTGCGGAAGTTTATGAATTTTGCCCGTTTCTTTTTCTTCAACCACAACGATATCATCATCCCATCGCTGTAGAATTCCAAGAAATCCAGTGCTTCCGTAATCTGCGGTGACATAGACTTCCTTGTTAAGATAATCGTCCCAAGTTTCGTTTTTTAGAAGGCTCATAATCAACACTCAAGAATCTTGATGATTTCCTTTTCAACATTCCACTGCTTTTGCTGCTTTTCCGTATTTGTCAGCCTTTCAATGCTAACAATATCACTCAAAAGGACATTCTGCCACTTCTCTTTCACCACATTCCAGAATGTGATCGTGTGAATGCTGGATTGCTCCTCAGAATCTCCATTCAGGTGATTTGGCGAAAGAGTTGCAGAAACCACATTCTCTACAGAATGGGAATCCATATAGATGATCTCGGAAATGCTTTCCGTAAGTTCCTTAACGATTTCAGAGTGGCTACTTTTTGTCATTATCATGCCTCCACATTCACATTTAGCATTTTTTCAACTCTCTTCATCATGTCATCTGTGGAAAGATACTCAGGATAAAATTCTATTTCGCTCCAATTCGTTACCTCACCATTCTCGTCTGCACGAAACACCATCGTTTCATTTGCATATTTATTGTCGATGTACGAATACAAAAAGTATTCGCCACTGCATTCGAAAAGTGCTTGCATACACTTCTTACTGTTCTTAATGATTCGGATGAATTTCATTCTTTATGTATCCTTCTTTCTTTTGCTGCTTGCTCAGAATTTTCAACTTATCAAAGTCGGTCTTCGCCTTTTTGGTTCGCTGCTTTCTTTTTCGTTTGCGTTCTTTTTTGCCTTCTTCGATTTTTTTGGAAGGCATTTCAAAAGAGTCCCGATCCAATTTCCAATATTGCAGCCAACCTTCTACCTCTGTTGGAGCATATCCCTCCTGGCGACGAGAACACCAAAAATCTCTTGCGTCATGAATACCAAAAATCTCGTCCCAAAACTTGTCACCATGAACATACGATATGATTCGCACATCATCTTCATCCGAAATCACATTGAAATAAATCTCTGTGTGCGTTCCCTTGTTGAAGATCTTATGTAACATCAGAATCGACTGGCGATGATTCTCTGCCATTCCGTGTGATTGCATTCACCATCATGTCAATTGTCTTCCAAAGAGCCTTTAAAAACTTCATTCGTTTTCCTTTCTAAACGACAAAATAACCATGCTAATTATAGCACAAATTGCAATGCCTGTTAGTACCTCCACAAGAAAATCAGTGGAATTTGCAGAGTTAAGATTGTACTGCCAATTCTTCATTTTTGCCTTGGCTTATAACCTTCACTAACCAACACATTCCACATACTTCTTGCTTCTTCTTTCATCCAAACTACCAGAGAATCATTGGAATGCTTTACTGGCTGCCAGCAGTCATCCTCGGGCGGCGGTGGATCTTTTGATCGGAACATAAGTTCATCTGCCGTACAGATTTCCACACTCTCGCATCCTGACCATTTCCCTTCCAGTCTGAAAGAATACCAAGTCTTCTTCTCATCATTGACGAGAAACCATCGATCATCAGAAACTCCCCCTTCAAACTCCCACTCCTCAGCGATCTGCTTGCGAAGAGACCAGGCTCGATTCTGCAATTGCAATTCATCGTAGAATGCCTTAATCTTATCACCCTTTGTCATTTTGCCATAACGAGTAACAAGTTGCTCGTCTGTCATTGTGCGAACACGCTCTTGTTCATGCTCTTTTAGAGTAGTCAATTCTCTTCTCCGAAGTCCAAATGACCTTGAAAGCCAAGAGAATTTCTCATGTCAAAGGCTTCATCACTGAGTTCATATGATACTACAGCCTGTACCATATGATCATAAAGATCATAGAGTTCTTCCAATTCATCTACGGGGATGTTCTTGGAAAATTCTTTTGATTCCTCTGAGTGTTCTGGGTGTTCTGTAAAAAGCCTGTCAAACAAACACATTAAAAGTTCTGTTTGGTGGTGTGTAAGAATCATTGTGGGTGCCTTTCTGAGAATGTGTTCATCCATTCTAACAACATGTCCTTTGCTTCGTTCTTATCAATTCCGAAGTGTCCCTCAATGTATGATCCTGCGCCAAACATATTGGTAATGGCAGATTCTCTGAGTCCATCCAGAAAGATGTTTACTTGATCTTGTGTTGGAAGTTTACTGGTTGTCATTGGTTCCTTTCTAGGAGTCCCCCTTTACTTTTTGGGGGGTATCTTTATTTAGGAGTCCCGCTTAGGAGTCCCGTGTTTAGGAGTCCCGTGTTTAGGAGTCCCTTTAAAGTTTTTGAGACTCGTTTCGCTAGCCCCTTAAAATTTTTAGGAGTCCCACCTTGTGGCACTGTTTTGTCCTCTTTAGCCGTTGTCGAATTCTTCATTGTTGGTTTGCATCGATGCCAATTCAACATTAATCTGATTACTCAAATTAACAACAAACGAAATTTCGTCGTCGGTAAATTGTGAAGATTCTGTCGAATTAACCAAAGATTCAAGAAGAATAGAACCAGCAACAAGCAGACCAAACAGTTCTTCTTGTGGTATAAACGATGCATGGTCCAGGCGTTGGTATAGTTCATGCAAATTACTCATTGCATCACTAATGTTTGTAGTAGTTGTTGTATGCATTCCATTGCTCCTTGTAAGCAGAGTTCTAATTGAGGCATATAGCCGTTAGGCCATAACCCCTTAACCGCAGTTGTCTTACAGTGAAACCGTTGTCAAACACTGGTTAAGATCAGAGTCAGCCATTTCGTCAATACGAATGAAACCCATGGCCCCTTAACGCGACTCATAATATTACATCATGGTCATGCCTCGATGAGGACATGCTCTTCTGTTGGTATATCCACCATCTCCATAGGCTCCTCTGCTGGGGCGTTTGCAGCCACCGTCATCTGAACCTCTGGAATGTTGAATATGCCACGGGCAGAACGCCGACTTTGGTCGTGCGTAATCCAGTTGGGGATCCAAATCTTGCCCTTAAACGCCATTGATACCTGGCGCAATTCGGCACGACTAAAATCGTCCTTCTGGAGATCAATGCCCAACGAGGGGGCGTGTTCGATAATGGAATCGACATAGCCTTGCTGTCGTTTTGACAAATTCATATTCATACAAAATCTCCTTGTGAGTCCATGTCTGAAAGCACATGGTATGCTTCGGCAGTCAAACCGCCATTTTCTGTGAACCAAAACTCGGATGGCGACCAGCCATGCTGATCTTCTTGAATTTCTTGAGAATTATTCAAGTATTGTTCATATAGAACATCGTCTGTAAGTGGGTCTTCTCCATCCCATTCGTAATTGTCCGTACGGGAATTGAAGTGAACATGGCCGTTTTCCTCCAGCCAAATAAGGTAGTCTCCTACTGCACTCATATGAGTATTCTAGTCTTTCCTCCTGCTAAGTCAAGCAGAATTATCTGAAACTGGGCGATAACCTTGTTCCATCAGGCTGTCCCACAATTCGCGGGAATTATCGAGAGTCATGAATTTGTAGGAAGAACCTGGCTGATCACCATTTTGTACCCAATTCACAAGATTTATGGATTCGTACACATAGAAGTGGCTGTAAGTGCCGCTATGGCCGCGTGCAGGGTCGTGGACATCTCGCTGGCCACGAACCATGTATTCAGCACACGCCTGCCCCACAACGGCTTCAAGTGCAGCCGCTTGGTCAACATTCCCGTAAAGTCCATTTACCATCTTGTTGTCATTTAGCCAGCACAAACAAGTTCCGACAGCACCGCCATCGCCAACATCAGCCTCACGGGCTTCGAAGACATTGACAATTGGATCCATGTGTTCTGGCATCGGATCATCCAACTTATGTGTTGGTATCCACCAATAACCACCTCTCCCAGAGGGATCTGGCTGCCATTTCGCGCCAAGGGACTTCACATGTTCCTTCTCATCGAAGTGAACAGCGAGTTTCAACCCCTCACAAAAGGCGGCTCCATCCCAACGGATGTAATTCTCACGAAACTTACGGAGTTCACGCTTATTCAAAAGGGGCACTCCGTATCTTCTGAAACGGTAACGGCTTCGCCATCGTCCTCAGTGTCTTCCATATCCGCGTCCACCTTTCCGTAGAGGGAGAGAAACGCTTCTCGCGTATCGTCATCGAAGCGTGCGAGGCACATTCCGATGGCCTTTTCCTTGGAATCGAAGATGGCATAAGCATTTACGATGTCCACCAGACGGCGCGTTGAAACGATCTCGTCCACAGCACCTTCGTAGAAGGACTTGCGGATGATCTCTGCCCACTTGGTCAGGTGATCGGCGAATTCGGCGTCATCGAGACCGGCCTTGGCGAGAATCTTACGCTCAGTAGCGGGTGTCGGATACGGCTGTTCCAGCGTGACGGGGAAACGGTCGAGCATGGCTTCGTTCATGATGCCAGTGCCGATGAATCGTCCATCGTCGCTACCCTTGCCCTTGGTATTGGCAGTAGCGAAAATTTGGAAACCCTCGGCGGGAGTAACCCATCGGCCGATCTTCTTGAGAAAGACGCCCTTGCCTTCCAGCACAGGCTGGAGGCACATCATGTTGGCGCTACCCAAGTCGATCTCGTCGAGAAGGAGTACGCCACCGTTAACCATCGCGGAAACGACAGGGCCATCTACCCAAACGGTATTGCCATTGATCAGGCGGAAACCACCAAGGAGATCGTCCTCGTCGGTCTGGCGCGTAATGTTGACGCGATAGTTCTCACGCTTCAACTTCGCGCACACCTGCTCAACCATGAGGGTCTTACCGTTACCAGAAAGACCCGTCACAAAGATCGGGTAGAATTGGCGCGAACGAACAATTCGCTCCACATCCTTGAAATGTCCCCAGGCCACATACCCGTCAAAGCGGGGTGGAACGAGAGTTTCGCGCTCGCCGCCCGTCATGCCCATGGCAAAGGCAACAGCGGCATCAGCAGCATCAGCGGTCTCAACCACTGAGCCTTGAACGCTATTAACAGCATCGCTAGCAGGAGTTTCCACCTGCGCGGGTGCTTCAATCTCATTCAATTCAGGAAGATCATACAAGCCGCGTCCCGCTGTCTTGCGGGCGCTGTCCTGCGTAATCCAAGAGGGCGGGCATGTGTATATGCCAGACGATTCGCACACGGCGGTAAGTTCTTGCCGTGAAACGGGAGAAGTGCAACCAGCAGCCAAAAGGGCTTCCAGATACTTCACTTGACGCTTTTTCAACACTGAGGTCTCCATTGGAGGGGCTTCCGCCCCCGAATCAACACCCGTATTGTACCATAATGGGGCACAGCGTCAACCCCCTTACCCAACTTTTGAGCCACTTGACTGACACTATGTTGTCAGTGAGATGCCTAAACCCCCTAATGGCTTATATTTATGCATAATTACAAAAATAATATATCCATATTATCATAAAACCTTATGGCACAAAGAGTTATCACCAGACTGACAACATACTGTCACCTAACAAACCCCTAAAACACCGATTTTTGGGTATTAGGGTACATGAGAGGATTTATTTTGGTATAATAATGGGCGATGAGTGAAGGTTTGACCACCGTACGGACCGCGTCTAAAGACATCCTCGCCCGCTGCATGGCGGCCGAGGATATCACGGTAATACACAGTGCGGATACGCCCTCGGCGTACTTCGATACTCAAAGCCGTACTCTATGCTTGCCCGTGTGGGAAGACATGGATGACTCTCTATACGATATGCTGGTGGGGCACGAAGTGTCCCATGCTCTGCATACGCCCGCAACGGGCTGGCAGGATTTCGTTGGTGACGGACCCGATAGGGGTACTCGCCATATGTTCTTGAATGTAGTCGAAGATGCTCGCATTGAACGACTTATCAAGGATAGTTTTCCTGGCCTGCGCCGTGACTTCGCGGCCGCGTATCGCAATCTGCATGATCGTGATCTCTTCGAATTGGACGGCAAGAATATTGCCGATCTTCCTCTAATCGACCGTTTGAACCTTTACTTTAAGATTGGTCTTTACGGTCTGGAGGATGTCCCATTCTCTGATGATGAGAAGGATGCTGTCCGTCGCATGGCGGAAGCCAAGACCTTCCAAGAGGTTGAAGACCTCGCCCGCGATCTTTACGAGCAGTACCGCGAAGACAATCCACGCGAAGAGCAGCAGGAGCAGGATCAAGGCCAAGAGGGCCAAGGTTCTGGTACTGGTGAAGATAGCGATGGTACTGGCTCCAGTGCTGGTAACGATTCGTCCGAAACGGATGAGTCTGACGAGTCCAGCAGTTCTGCTGGCGGCGCCGATGAAGATGGCGACGAAAGCGATTCTGGCGATAGCCAGGATGGTGAGTCTGGTACGGATTCGGGACAATCTTCCGCTGATAACACCGATGATGGTGAGTCTGCTGACAGCCAAGATGGCGAGTCGCAGCAGCCTAACGAGGGACAAAACGATCTCTCCTACGATGCGTATTCCAACGAATCTTGCGATGCAGGTGTTGGGACCACGCAGCAAGCGTACGATGATGCCGTTCGGGATCTTCGGGATGACAGCGGTACGGAATACTCGTATCACACACTCCCTGCTCCTATTCTGGAAAACATCATCGTCGATCATCGTACCGTTGCTAGCATTTGGGAATCGGTCTCTGTTAACGACGACCGCTGGAATGATAGTGATAATGTGCAGACCCGTGCTGATAACTGTGCTAACCTTCAGCAGTTCCTGAACAAGTCGAAGCCCACTGTAAACCACATGGTTCAACAG